CAAAATCTGACCTGGAGCATCAGAGAGCTGCACAGCGAGAAAACCTTTTGCTCCACTGGATTTGGCTTCTATAAACAAGGCTCTACACGCAGCAAACTGAACGCCGCTCGCTCCCGTAGGATCTGGAGCAAACCCAAAACCGCTAGCGTACGGAACTTCAGCTCGATACGGATAAACCCCACCAAACGCTCGAAGATCCATATCAAAAAACTATTTCTGTAAGTCTAGCCTAAACGCCAGGATTGTACTAGCGAATAACTCCATTCAAACGATCGCAGACTAACATAGCGTACCCTGCAATGTCTCTCCAAGAATCATCATAATCAGCGTCACCATTAATAATTCTACCAATTTTGTGCATAATCATCTCTAAAGCTTCCATTTGATCAGCATCTAACTTTTTATTTCTCTTTGCCAGCTCCTCCCAGAAGACTTCTTTTAGCCGTTGAGTCACTTCAGCGTGGCCGCGAAAACTTCCGTACCGACTGCCACGCTCGTCAAGGACGCCAGTCAGATCATTAGGCTGCATTGAACCAGTAGATTGTTCCGTCATGCTTAGCTAGATACTTGCGTAACAGATATGCGTCTGGCCTTTTAAGCACCTGAGTGCAGTTGAGACCATCGAGAATATAGCAGACTTTTACGTACTCTGCACCTCGCGAAAGTTTCACTGTAAGACAAACATATCTTTGTAGTCCATGACTTTAACCCCTTTTCTTCTAAGTTCTGGCGCGTATTTATAGTCGTTATGTTTAATCAAACTTGATGTTTTGAGCGTATACTTTCCATCTTTTTTCACCAAGGGAACGCAGCGACGGTGCTCGTACCCCGCTGGGACACCCTCAAACGCTAAACCCATGGAACTTCTATCAGCAATCGGCCAGTTTCTAATACCGATGCGCTCGTAACTTTTCTGCGGATCATAGCTGTCGGAACGAATGTATTGCATAGCATCGTGTTGATCTAAAATCATCGCTCCGTAATACGGATTTGCAGCTTGTACAAATACACTAATTTCATGATCAACAACTAAAATCTTAGGAACAGTAAACCCTACATCCGCCCAAACATTAGGTGTTTTTTTAACTAAAGAATACTCATAGTGATTATCAAAAGGGACTAACATACCGTCATATTCTTCGTAGCGTACAAACCCAGGCTCAAAACCCAGCTCGTGCAGCCGTGGCTTCCACGCGAGCCAGTAGTTGAAATTCTCTAACGTCAAAGTCATATCATTTTCTTGATAAATGTAATAGTCATGACGCTTATTGAGTATCTCTAGTGCTAGGTCTGTTTTGTGCGCCCAGGTGAGAAACCAACCTTCGTAGCCAGGGCTAGCAACCTTAACCTGTACATCTACATTGTCAAAAATACTGACAGAACGTTCTAAAAACTCTAAGCTGTCTTGAGAGTCGTAATCAATGTAAACACAAATAGTAACTTTAAACGGAAATAAAGTGTATTGAAAAATAGTGTCTAACAAAACATTTAAACGATCTAAAGGACGGTGGGCTGTAATTGCGACCCAGATCTTCCGCATATCAGTACTCGATTGAGAAACTACCACGGCGTTGGAGAAAAGTGATTAGATGCGTGTAAGCATCTAGTAAGTCGTCGTGAGACGTAGCACCCACATTAATCAACTGTTCAAACAGCGCATCAAACTTGCGATATTTGTTAAACACCACCTTCTTGTGTTCAAGAATACCAAGTGTACCTCGGAAACGTGACAGCTTGTCGCCCCGGAACCCTTTAACTTCATGGATATTTAAATTCGTCAACTCACGCTCGTTAATTAAAACTCGTTTGATGTCCGCCGCTAGGGACGCTTGATACGCCACGGATTCAACCACGAGCGTCACCGTGGAGTATGTAGGAGCATAAATGTTGTCTTGCTTAACTAAGATACCCCACTCTAATAACATGTCACACAGTAAATCTATCTTCTCTAAGTTGCCGATACTCCGGCACTGGTGCGCATCGATGATGTAATACATATCCTTGAGCCTGCCGCCCAACACGAAAGCCGTGTAGTCGCTGGTTTCGTTCCTGCTGGCAGACAGGTCAATGCCGACCGCTAGCGAATCAAACTCTGTAACTACCTCACCTTTGACAAGCAACTCAGGCGAAACGATCAAATCAGAAGTCAGTACGGGCTGCTGTTGATACTGGAAGGCAAAGGCCACGGGGTCCAGTTCCTTCTGCTGTTGCAAGTAACTCACAGACCACTGCTCAGGCCAGTAACTGATCGCATTACCATGGTTGTCATAGGTCAAAGCCTCTTGCGTAACCTGCTTCCAGCCTTTAGACTCCACAAAGAGAGTTTTGTGAATATCAAGTGGATGGAAGCGCGTCCCTAGACATATAGAGCGCCCACCTTCAAAAATAATCGGAGAGATCACAGAAGACCAGTTGTTATTCATCTCTTCTCTAATGGTAGGGTTTTTAATGTCGGTGCTAGACTTTATAGGGTCGTCGATTATAACTAGGTGAGCCCTTTTTGACGTAATTGATCCTCTTAATCCTGCAGCTCTTAGAGTGAACTCTTCATCACCTACGCGGGGGATGCCTGCGTAGTCAAAGTCAATAGACCAGCCAACGTCTGACTGCATCCCCGTCTTTAGTTTCACGCGAGGGAATATCTTCTTAAACTCAACCGAGTCAATTATCTGCTTGATAATCCGACTCTTAGGTATAGCCGTATTGATGTTGTACGAAACGTAAATAATCTGTAAGGGTAACTGGGCGCTGGTGTGTCTCCCAATAATCCATGCAGTAAATAAATTCAAGACAGTAGATTTGGCGCTATTTTTGCTAACTACATAATCTTTTATAACAAAACGTTCTTTTGGATTAGCTACACGTATACACATTACAGGGCTTTCCCCACACGGTTTAATGTCTATAATGGATCGGACGATACCTCGATTAGATCTAGAAGATACTGGACCTTTATAAACGGCAGACTTACGTTTGCAAAAAAACGGTTTAATGTCAGCAGGCAATGCAAAACTGCACCTATAAGCTAAGTTTTTACTTACAACTTTTTCTTTGCCTTTAAAGTAATGCGGATAGTATGGTTTGTTAAAATGCGCAACACCACCCAAAGAGCGCACAAGTTCTATAAAGTCTGTAATAAGTTGTAGGCTAGAGCTACTAAACGCCAGCCCTCCGCGACCAGAATCGCTTTCAGACTGGCTGCGCGACATCCGTGTGCCATCTGTATCCATAAGGCCGCGCAGAAGCCACTCGCGCTGTTTTATAGACCCATATAAATACTGTCTAGGGATAGATTTTTCTAACGCTCCTTTACCTCGCATACCCAAGTTCTCTAAGTGCAGAGAAAGTTCTTTTTTAAATCCTCCCCTTCTGCCATCTATAATATTTTTTTTCACACCTTGAGTCGTTTGAAACTGATATGAGTACTTCCGAGACTCATACGACCGCTCTACTAGAACCGTATCTTTAGGCAAAATAGTATTAATAAAATCAACTATATCTGTATCAGTAGTTGTGAGGTTTATAGAAGTTTTATCTGTTAAACCTCCATCCCCTAGAAGAACACCAATTAAATAAGGATGAAGAGGTAAATCAGCTTCTGGGTAATTAATAGGAGCAGTAACCGGAACCTGATACCTACTGTGACCTCTTGTATCCAACCACGGTGTTTCTCCTGGCGACGCTTGACGCACTGTGCGCTGAATTCCGGTCCTCCAGTTACCTTTAATCCCAGTAGTAACAAAATCCTTTATCTCCTGCAAAGTCATTGTACGGTAGGTCCCCTTTGGGTCTGTTCCCATGCGTCTGACATCAAACCGATGCGACGCATCGCAAACCATTGAAGTTCCATCCGAAAACGTCACCTCAAACAACTTTGTAGAACTATAAGACATTACATCTAAAACTTCTGTCGGTTCACCGTCGTCCCCGTAGACCAAATCTCCTATATTTAAATTTTTAAGCGGTTTCCAGCCCAAGGGGGTTGCAACTTCTGTGTCTGGATGCAAAGGCCCTCGTGGACTTAAAATGTCAAGATTAGGTCCTGCAATATCCAGCAGGTACTTATTAGACTCGCCTGTAATTAAGTGCTGGTGCCACTCTAACATGTGCTTAGCGGGTGGTTTATCCAGCACCGTACAGAAGGTCTGGAAGTCATTTGCCGCTTTAGTATAGATGTTATCTACGGTTACTGGAGCGCTTTCCTGCGCACGAACTGCTTTAAATTGCGCCCCACGGCGATAGGCAAAGGACTCCCGGCTAGGCATGTCAATATCCTGACAGTGTTGCTATAGTAGCTCTATCGAGATTCTACAGCCGAATGGCGAAAGTTCTTTGGTATGGAGACGCGTGCTCTAATACCGGCTTCGGGCGAGTGACACACAGCGTATTAGATCACCTACATAAAGATCACGACGTTACAGTAATCGGGATTAACTCAGTCGGGGATCCGCACGAGTATCCGTTTGACATCTACCCAGCCGCCACGGTGAACGCGCCGGATCGATTTGGGCTGCAGCGTCTTCCCGAAATCGTATCCAAAGTCAAACCTGACGTATTTATCGGGCTGAATGACATATGGGTACTCAATCAGGTTTGGGAGAAAATTCACTTCCTGAAAGAGCAGCACAACTTTAAATTTCTGGCGTACTTCCCTACAGACAGTGAGGCTTATTACCCAGACATGCTCCGAAACATTGAGCACTGGGATCTGGCCACGACGTTCACCGTGGGCAGCGCGGAGCGCTTGCTGAAACACAAGATCAATCCGCAGCGAATGGCAGTGCTGCCGCACGGCGTTGACAGCGAGCGGTTCAAACCTATGTCCCGCGATGAAGCTCGCGACAGCCTGGGTCTCCCGAAAGACAAATTCATTGTCTTCAACGGCAACAGAAACCAACCCAGAAAACGTATTGATCTGACGGTCCAGGCGTTCGCCAAGTTTGCTGTAGACAAACCAGATACCATGTTGTATCTGCACATGGGTCTAAAAGATCTGGGTTGGGACATCATGCCGATGTTCCAAAGGGAAATGGAACGGTACGGTTTGGACCCATTTAACCGACTTGTCTTGACCTCAAATTCAATCTCTTATCTAGATGCGCCGCCGGATGAACTTCTGAACCGGATCTATAACGCCACGGACGTTGGGTTAAACACAGCCGATGGCGAAGGTTGGGGCCTTGTCAGCTTTGAGCACGCCGGGTGTCGTAAACCTCAAGTAGTCCCTAATCACACTGTATGCCACGATCTGTGGGACGGTGCAGGGATGACCGCTGAAATTGCAACCTGGGTGACGGATAAAGATCTTGGGGTTGTGCGCGGTCTCGTCAACATCGACAGCGTGGTTGACTGCCTGAATGAGCTGTACACGAACAAAGAGACCTACGAAGAAGTTGCCGATGCGTGCTATGCACTGACTCAGCGCAAAGAGTATCGCTGGGAGCACATCGCTAAAGGGTTCTCTAAAGCCATCACTGATCTTCTTGTTTGATCATGCAGTCAACCAACCGTTACTTCCACGCCTATTCCGGCGTTGCACAACTGATCCGAACGGAAGAAGAAGGAATCCCAAACGTCTACCAGCAGGCAGAGAAACTCGGCGGCAAATTCACCCGAATTGTGCATGGGCTGCCAGACAGAGCTGTGGCTAACTTCAGCCCCAGCATCATCAAACACGGCAATCGAACTTTGATCGCGTGGCGGGCGCAACCTGAGCCATTCTGCTTCCGCTACGACAATAACTACTTCTACCTTAACAACACACCAACGGAAGTATATCTAGGCGAACTAGCTAACGACACAACGATCTTGGGCGCCAAGAAGATTCGGTCCAAACCACATAGGCTTAGCTACGAAGATCCACGGCTGTTCAAAGGTCCCGACGATGAGCTGTACATCCAGTTCGTCGGATCGACCTACGCAAGCAAATACAACAAAGGGGATAAGAAACTCTTTGACCACCCCAAAGTTATTGTCTGCTACATCAACAAAGATGGTGAAGCCCAGTACCCAGCAATCCCCCCAATCGGTCAAAACCGAGTCATTGGCAAACTGGAGAAGAACTGGTGCTTCTTCTCGCACAAGGGTGAGCTGAAGTGCTTGTACTCCACGCGGCCTCTGGTTATCGAATCGGAAAAAGATAAAAACACAGAGATTGACACGTCTGCACTAGATCGTGTAACCGGCGGATGCCCAACGTTCAACTCGCTAGCACCCATCAACCTCGGCTACGGGCACTTAATCTTCTACCACTGGAAGCACATGACCCGAGACAATACAGGGTTTTCATATCTCCTGTATCATCTGGGAGCCTACATGGTCGACCGTGACTTTACTAAGGTAACGCATGTCGACACGAAACCTCTGTTTTCCGGTTCTTTGAATGATCGACTGATCTCTTGGACCGACGTGGGCGGCAACATTGTGTCGTTCCAGCCCGCAGTGATTCTGCCGTTCGGCGCTTACGTCGAAAACACAGAGCTAGTTATGTCACTGGGAGTCAACGATGCCTTCATGGGTATTTTCAGAACCCCGCTGGAGAACATCGTTAAGCGACTGCAGCCAGTCGACTAACTCTTCTCTTCTCGTTCGAGCACAGACCAGACCAACATCGCAGCATCTTCGAGCAACGTTTGAATCGTCGGCTGCGAATCAAAGGTCTGGTTCAGCTCGCGCAAACAGCGATCGGCGCCAGCCAGCAACAAACCACGGCGATCCATGCCGTCAGACATGGCGCGAACCGATTGAATGTGCGACCGCAGTTCTTTCTGAAGCGCCGAAATCTTAGTTGCCGCCGTGGCGTGATCTAACATCCCCGTCACGGTCATATCTCTAACTTTACGAATATCGTCTTGCAGCTCGTCAATCTCGATGAGCAGGACTTTTCGCAAGTCACTCTTAGGGTACTTCTCTTGGATCCACGCGGTTAAATCGCTGATGCTGCCATCGTACCCAGGCTTTAAAAACCTGGCGTACAAGTACGCCTCGATGTCACTAACTGCATTTTTTGCATAGTGAACAAACGCGTCTTTGTTGGAGCTATCTAAAGACGCCAGCCAATCTGCAACAGTCTTGGAATTCCCGATTGCCTGCGAAATCATGCGAACGCCCGAGCACCAGCCATGGCCATGCCAGCCCCGAACCGCTTGAGGGCCAACTGACCTTCTACCTGCCCACGCTGCAAAGCTAACTGGTTTTTCGTTTGTTCCTGCTGTTTACGGATGTCCATGTTGGTGCTGGCCAACTCTGCAACGGTCTGGTTCCGTAAGTTAGCAGCGTTGAGGCCCTGCTGCACTTGACCAGCCGTAATAGTATTCATTGCACCGGACTCACCTTTGAGCACTTCTTGCTGTAAGGCTCCCGCAGTCTGACCAAAAAGATTTGTTAGGTTAGCTGCCGTGGAAGGACCAAGAAACTCAGTAGCAGTCTTGTACTTAGCTGCAAGATCCTCGTTACCGATCAGAGCAGACTGATATGCACCAGCCACGCCAGCGAGGAGATCAGTATTTGTCTGATCCTTATACGCAGCTTGATTGAACTGACCTAAAGCCTGGGAAGCTTGCAGTGCGGTATTAGTATTCAGAGCCTGCACATATGGTCCAGTCAACGCTGCGAGTTGTTGCGCTGCTGTAGTAAGTGCAACGTTACCAGGAGCTAACTGAGTAGCGTAAAGGGAAGCGTAATCTCCAGCAGGAGCACCGCCACCGCCACCAAGGGCGCCAATAAGAGACCCTGCACCCCCCGCAAGGGATCCAAAAGCACCGATAGCACTAATAGGATCAAAAACCATTATCCGAAGAGATTACGACCAGCAGGAACGTTAGGTGCTTGAATAGCAATTTGCTGCATAGCACCCTTCATAGCGTTATTCATCGCTTCCATAACTCCCGTATTAGGAATTTGAGCGAGGTACGCCGTGTTAGCCAGAGAAATAGCTTGCGCAGCGCGAGCTTGTTCACGAGCCACTTGCAGATCTCTCCAAGCTTTAATGTT